TTGCTTCTGACAACCTCGTACCCTCATCGAACATTGTTCCCTCAAGATGTATTCTAAATCTAAATTTACCACCTACAGGTTTTAATTGTGTATTTATAAATCTTTGGAATTGCCCATACATGTGTATAACAAAATTTGCATCTACTATCTGACTTCCTAATATTCCGCTTGCATTTAAACAAGCATCTCCAAATAATGTTGAACTAGTACCACTGCCTTCCCAAAATAAAGCACCTCCGACACCTGTAATGTTGTCTCTTCCTTCTGCTTGTTCAAAGTCAACAACATCAGTAGTCTCAAAGGGTACTGTTAGCACGCGAACTTGATGTTCGTCTAGTATCGCTAGTACTAAACAGTTCTCGTAATTATATTAATTATTTATTAACTAATATGAATTAATGAACTTCTCATACTTTCATATGAGAACAGACTATATCACAATCCTTAATAATGAATAAGGACTCTCCCCACTTCCCTACGCTTGTAGGTACGAGATCTCTCTCTAGCCGTTGAACTTTACTCTATTCGAATCTTAGATGCTGATTACCCATTGTTTTATAAGACTTAGGATTTAACCTTATCTCATTCCAATTATTCTTTCTACTTTCGTCACCATCACGCTTGGTTTTATTTCATACCTACGTTGTGGTTAATTGGACTTTAGGGACTTCCAGCAATTAAAGGAGTTTTGGATAGATTTATCTATCGCTCTACACTCTTTACAAATGTAGGGAGCTTCAGTTTTGATAAAAATTATTTATACTCAATTTAAGAATATATTTATTTTTATACAACTATTCGTTGCTCCTTCAGGAACTGCCGACTGCATTATGCTAGACGCTTTTCCTGCCGTATCTGCCAATAACGCAAAATCATCTTTCGTATTTCCTGACTTACTATTTGCATTTCTTGGTATTCTATTAATTAACATTTTCCATGTTTGTAAACTAGTTTTTGTTCTTAATAATTGCTTATAAGTCGCAATTTCTACTGCATCTATAAATGTACCTGCTAATGGAGATACCATTCCTGCCGTAGTTGCATGATATTTAAAAACAGGAGCTTTCACATTAGGAAGTTCTTGCCAATAAAAAAATTGTCCATTCCTTTTCTTTACAGTTACACTATCAGGAACTAATCCTGTTTGTTTATAACTTAGAAAATCGTTGTAATAATCTGTAAATACTGGGTCATATTCTGCTAAGGATACTCCTGGTCTTAGAAAATACATCATGTTAAATGCATAACCATAACCATTATCATCTTTATAACAAATTTCACAATAATCAGATGCCATTTCTTGTAATCTTATTCCACTATCACTTTTTCTTATGTAGTAAAATTTTGCATCTTCTAGCATTACACCTTTCATTACTTCTTGCAACGAAGTTTTAATATCAAAATCATCTAACCAATCACATACTTTATTCCAACTTTTCTTAAAAGGTTTACTTGACATATCTTCTTCATCTGCGTTTGTGGGTTCTAATGTATAATCAAAAACTAATATTTTTGCATAATAATCAGCAAGTCTTTTAAATTGCATAATATATGTGTCAAGATATTGAGCTAAATTTCTTGTAGCAAGTTCGTTATCCCTTGGATTTAATAATAACTTTTCAACAGCATCTCTATCATATTTTGATGGATGCATATTAATATCTTTAAGTATTTCATTTTGCATTATTGGATTATAAAATATTGGATTATTCAAAGCACTTGCTATAGAACTGGCGAATTTCAGCATATAATTTTCATCAATTTCGCTCAATGCTTTTGGTGTAGTAGTTGTGTTTGCGCTTTCTTTTTTAGATTTAGATGCGTTTGATGGTCTACCTACTTTTCCTTTTCCTGCCATATGTACTTTCACCTACTTTCATTGGAATATTTTTTGTGTTGGGTATATATATTTTTAATTAATTATGTTAAACGAATAAGTAATCTAGGAAACTTGATTCATCTTCATCAATATATAAATCTTGTTCTAACATTTTTACAAATAGATTGCAATATCCCATACTTATATATCTATCTTTTGTACCATTTCTCGGTTCAACAAGCTTCAATTTGTTCGTATTTTTATTAATTTCGTAACTTAAATTAATCATTTCATTTATCATTAAATCATTATTAATATAAGGTAAATCAAATGATACTTTTTCTTCTGGAGATGCATTTATATATTCTTTTTTAGTTTCTAAATAATCCTTACTTTCAACAGAATTTATTAACAATTTTAATTTTCCCTTTTCAAGTACATCCTTCATATTCAAATGAACTTCATGATTAAAACTTGCATCAGCCTTAATACTATAAATTACTTCTTGAGAATCTTTAATCTTAATTCTATTAGCTGTATTTTCATCATTAAATGATTTCCATGATGGATATTCACAATCACGACTATCATCATATAAAATCTTTCCTAACTCATCTGCGACATTTAATCCACTATTGGCTGCATCTAAAACTAAGTAATCAGAATTAAAATCGTAATAAATTTGTTTAATTCTTACTGCTTGTTCGGTTGTATTTCCTCCATTAAAAGCTTCTATGTATACAACTTGTCTTTCATAATAATCTTTAAAAGGAAGAGCTCTCATACATACAATTGCTGTATTATCATTCCTTCCACTTTTATTTATCACCATTGCAATATCACAAGATACTACTCTGATTTCACCTTTCTGTTTTGGAATATCATGCTTATTTTTTTTATTTTCAATAACATCTAAATTTTTCCTTGGATAGAATGCTTTTTTTATTTTCTGAGCTTTATTTATTAAATCAAAAGTATAATAAGCATTTTCTCCCGAGCCAATCATTAAGTTTTGGTATTCCATTGCATATGTAGTTGCGTCCATTTTCTTTCTTTCTTTTCTTAATTGCTTCCTGGTACGTATTCCATGTTTTAATGTTATTGAATAATCAAAACCGATAATTAATGCATCTTTTGCATTATACATACTCTTAGTTGCAAATCTCATAATATCCCACATCCAATGATTTCTAAACCATGCAGAAGATATATATATTTCTATAGGTTCTTCTTGTAAATGTGCATATATTGGATTTTTTAGATATGGAGTTGGTCTAACAATAAGAAAAGGTGATAATACTGAATCTACAATTTCTTTTTTAATCATTCTAAATTCTTCATAAATATTAACTGTTGCTCTAGCACCTCTAGCATTTTCCGTTGCTGGAACTACTATAATAGAACTACCATTATGGAAAACAACTTCTGTTTCATTCATTCCTGTTCTTATATCTTTTATTTCTTTTGCTAAGTTTGGAGAGTTAGGAATTAATTCTTTTTTTATCTTCTCCGATACAATTAAAGAACTTTGTTTTTTTGTGCTGGACGCTATTACGATCTTAGAATTTGGATACAGAACGCAACGAGCGCAAGCATAAATTGCAATTAAATATGATTTTGCCGAAGCTCTACATGCTACAATAACTATAAAGCAATTCACATTCATCAAATATATAAGTATCTTTTGATAAAAATATAGTTCAAAACCAAAATAATGCTCTACAAATCTATGTATGTTTCTTCTATAAAACGTAACCCAATCAATTATCCTTTCATCAAAATCTTCTTTTTTATTATTATTATATTGTATTTTAGGTTTTGAAAATAAATCTTTAACATTTGCTTTTTTAACTCTATCTTTTCGGAAATTACTAATATATGGCATTACTTTTCACCATCTTTATTACTTGTATCTTCTATTGTTTCTTCCTCATTTTCACTAATATCCTCTTCATTTTCAACATATTCATTATCTGATTCAACATTATATTCCTTGTCGAAATCTCTTGAACCTGTTAATAAGTTTTTCAGAGGTCTAAATACAAATCTTTCTAGATAATCCTTTATGCCATCAAAATCATCATATAACTTCTTATCCTCAAAATACTCAGCAGGTTTATATCTTTCAATATCTTTAATCCATACACCTAAACTATTCATATTTTCTGGATCATTGGCTGCATTTGCATCTCTTGGAGTTACATTAGCATCTGACATTAATTTTCTAAATGACTCCTCTAATTTATCGATGTTATCTTTTCTTTCTCTACCTTTATTAATTTCTAATTCTTTTAAACTTAAAAATTTATAAGTTTTCTTTTCGGCTAAGGTGTCACATTTATATTGAGTTGTCCATTCATAAAAACAAGTTTCAAGGAATTCATAATCTTCTTTTTCGTATCCTCTTCCCCAAAACTTAACCATTGTTCTTGTGACTTCAAAATCTGATTCTTCTTCATCTTCAAAATTAAAAGCATCTGTTTTTTGTTTGGTATCAATTGGATTATTTTTATCTATCCCATCAGATGCGTATCTTTCTCCATCCTCATAAGTCCATGTTCTATATTTACTGTTAAGTACAATATTTTTCTTATAATATCCTATACTCCATTTATCTTGTTGCATATAGGTTAAAACCAATGATTGCAAAAATGGAATATCAAACCACTTACAACACCACTTTATTCCATCCATATTAGGAGTTCCATTTTCGTTGACAGAACGTTTTTTAATACAATCTTTACATATAGGAATCCTACCTGTGCCAGCGTATAATTTATGTGCCTCACTATTTTTATTAATGGTGAAATAATTACGAGGATGTAAATTTCTATTACATTCAGGACAATTTATAGTAGGAGATTCTCCATCTAATGCTTTAGCAGTTTCTGGATTTTCTTCTTGTTGTCTTTTCCTTCTCTCATCTTTATTAATGTTATGAGGATTTGGATTTCTAGCCATCTATACCACTTCCTTATTTTTTTACAAAATAAAAAGAAGTAATAATTAAACTACTTCTATCAAATCTATCTCTTTTATTTTTCTTAAATTTCCATAATTATATTCTTTTTCGTATTGACTGCAAATAATTTTATTATTATCTATATCAAATTTAATCCATGTATGACCACTATTTAAATATTCCATAGCCAATTTTTTCATTTTAAATAACTTATCTTCTAATGGCAAATTATCATGTAAAGATATTATCCTGATTTCTTTCCAACCTTTACTTAATAAAAAATATTTTCTTTTCATTTCTTTTCTATTAAAATCAGTTTCGCTTATGTCTCCGAACTGTACTGATAGCCTGTGACCACTTCCATCAAACTCAATAAAAATCATCTCATCTAAAAATGCTACATCCAAACTACAAAAATTTACAGGATAATTAATTTCTCCACCTAATACCATATGAAGATAATCTTGTTGTCTACTACTCTGTCCTGTTCCATTTCTATGTTTTGTTTTTAGCATCTTTTCAATTCTAGCTTTTTTAATTATTGGATTTTTCATCGGATGAGTTACTCCATATCTTTTAATGTTATATTTTATAATCGTTTCTTTAACACTTTCTAATTGAAAAGGATTATCCACACCATATCTCTCATTACAAGTAGCTATTAAAATATCTTTTCTTTCTTGAGTTGCACTATATAAACATCCATATTTCTCAATCATAGTTTCTTTTGATTTTTGCTTTATATCTTCATTTTCAAATACATTTACGCATCCGTACTT